GTAAAGTAACAGTCTTTGCAGGTGAAAGTGGTGCAGGAAAATCATTTGTCGCCGCGGGCAATATTGTAAAAAATGCACAAGACCAAGGAATTTTTGTAGTACTAATCGACAGTGAAAACGCACTAGACGAAACGTGGTTACACGCACTAGATGTAGATACTACACCAGAAAAATTATTAAAATTAAACGTAGCAATGATTGATGATGTTGCTAAAATCATCTCAGACTTTATGAAAGGTTATAGAGAAGACCACGGAGATACTGACCATTCAGAACGTCCAAAAGTTTTGTTTGTGATTGATAGTCTAGGAATGATGATGACCCCAACTGATGTTGACCAGTTCAATCGAGGTGATATGAAAGGTGACATGGGTCGTAAACCAAAAGCACTAGCGTCATTAGTACGTAACAGTGTAAATATGTTCGGCGACTATAACGTAGGTTTAGTTGCAACTAACCACACATATGCATCACAAGATATGTTCGATCCAGATGATAAAATATCAGGTGGACAGGGCTTTATCTATGCAAGTTCAATTGTAGTAGCAATGCGAAAGTTGAAGTTGAAAGTAGATGCAGACGGTAATAAGACTTCACAAGTACATGGCATTCGAGCCGCTTGTAAAGTGATGAAGACCCGATACTCAAAACCATTTGAGTCTGTTCAAGTTGAGATTCCATATGAAACGGGAATGTCACCATATAGTGGCTTAGTTGAATTTTTTGAGGCAAAAGGGTTACTAATAAAACAAGGTAACAGATTGAAATATGTGACAAAATCAGGTGACGAAATGATTGAATTCCGTAAGAATTGGTCAGATGAAAAACTTGATGTTGTTATGAGCGAGTGGAATGATGAAAATCTCGATGCTGAAAAACACGAGTTGACACAACAAGAGTCTGAGGTGTAATAATAAAGCAATCTGTATAAATAGATTGCTTATAATCAACAAGAAATACTAGAGGAGACTTTTTTTGGAATCAGAATCACTTATTGAACTGTGGGAAACTTTAAAAAGTTATATTCCCACTAAAGACAGAATAGAAGCAGGCGAAATGTTTATTAAACAATGTGATGATTTAGGAATGAGTATCGATGACATTCATGTGTTAATCGATGGCGATGAAGTCTTAGAAGTATCATTAGATAGATTTTTTGATGAAGAGGATGAAGACGACAATGATGATTGGGACTAATGAATTGGTATAGCAAAATAGTAAACGACTGGAGTGAGATTCCAAACTGCATTCAATTTTTTGAAAAGGAACTTGTAGATGCAAGAAAAGAAGTAAAGATACAAGGAAACATAGAAAAAAATGCCACTTATCTTCCTGCATATGTTGAATTGCGTTTTGGACAATTACAAGAGATAGAAGCAATATTAGAACATCTAAATATTCAGTTACGCAAAAAGAGAAGCCAATACTTAAGAAAATATTTAGAGAATTATAACAAAGTTTTAAGTAGCAGAGATGCCGAAAAATATGCAGATGGCGAAGATGAAATTGTTGCAGTTGGTGAATTGATTAATCAAGTAGCACTTGTAAGAAATCAATACCTAGGAATAACAAAAGGATTCGAAATTAAACACTTTCAACTGTCAAACATTATTAAGTTACGGGTGGCAGGAATGGAAGATTCAGAAATTAACACATATTAGGGGTAGAGAGTATAATGTCTAGCATTCAAATAGTTAAACGGAATGGAGAAAAAGAAGATTTAGATTTAGAAAAAATGCATAAAGTTGTATTTCAGGCATGTAACAGTATTAATAATGTGTCTGCTAGTGAACTTGAACTAAAATCACATATTCAATTTTATAATGGCATTACGAGTGCAGAGATACAAGAAACACTAATCAAAGCGGCAGCCGAATTAATATCAGAAGATTTGCCAAACTATCAATGGGTTGCTGGAAATCTAATCAATTATCATATTAGAAAAGAAGTATACAATAACTATGAACCATGCCATGTTCTAGATTTAGTCAAACAGAACGTTGAGTCTGGATTCTATGATGAATCGTTATTGATAGATTACTCAGTAGAAGAATGGGATAAGATTAATGGTTTTATCAGACACGATAGAGATTTCGACATTACTTATGTTGGAATGGAACAGTTTCGTGGAAAATATTTAGTTCAGAATAGAGTTGACAAAAGTCTTTACGAAACGCCTCAGATGGCATATATACTAATTGCCGCAACATTGTTTGCTGAATATCCAAAAGAAGAAAGATTAAAATGGGTTAAAGATTATTACGATGCTATCAGTACGTTTGATATATCATTGCCGACTCCTGTTATGGCAGGTGTTCGTACTCCACAACGACAGTTTAGTAGTTGTGTATTGATTGAAACTGATGATTCGTTAGATTCTATCAATGCTACTACGAGTGCGATTGTAAAATATGTATCTCAGAAAGCAGGTATTGGTATTGGTGCAGGAAACATTCGTGCCATTAATTCACCAATCAGAAATGGAGATGCAAGTCATACTGGTGTTGTTCCCTTTTATAAAATGTTTCAAGCAGGAGTAAAATCTTGTTCACAGGGCGGTGTTAGAGGCGGCGCGGCAACATTATATTATCCAGTTTGGCACTATGAAGTAGAAGATTTACTTGTGTTGAAGAACAATAAAGGCACGACAGACAATCGTGTTCGACATATGGATTACGGTGTTCAATTCAATAAACTTATGTATGAACGTCTAATGTCAGGTGGTAATATCACATTGTTTTCACCACAAGATGTTCCTGGTTTATACGAAGCATTCTTTAATGACCAAGATAAGTTCCGTGAACTTTACGAAACAGCAGAACGCAAAACATCTATTCGTAAGAAAACAGTTTCAGCAATTGACTTATTTTCGTCATTTATGACTGAACGCAAAAACACTGGACGTATCTATCTGATGAATGTAGACCATGCGAATGACCATAGTTCTTTTGATACATCTGTAGCACCGATTAAACAATCAAATTTATGTTGTGAAATTACTCTTCCTACTAAGCCACTAACAAGTGTCCATGATGAAGAGGGTGAAATTGCTCTCTGTACACTCAGCGCCATCAATTGGGGAAATATTAAATCACCAGAAGATTTTAAAAAGCCATGCGAGTTAGCAGTGAGAGGACTTGATGCTCTATTAAGTTATCAGAACTATCCACTGATTGCTGCCGAGTTAGCAACAGTTAATAGGAGACCGTTAGGTGTTGGCATTATAAATTTTGCGTATTGGTTAGCAAAAAATGATATGACTTATACTGATGCTAACTTAGAGTTAGTTGATGAGTGGGCAGAAGCATGGAGTTATTATCTGATTAAAGCATCAAATCAATTAGCCCAAGAACGAGGACCTTGTCCTAAAACAGATGAAACAAAATATGGGCATGGTATTGTACCAATTGATACTCGTAAGAAAGAGATTGATGAACTTGTCCCTCATAAAGAGAGAATGGATTGGAAATCTCTTAGAGAAGACCTTAAAGAATATGGAATAAGAAATTCAACATTAATGGCACTTATGCCAGCAGAAACATCTGCACAGATTTCAAATTCTACAAATGGAATAGAACCACCACGTAGCCTTGTTAGTGTTAAACAATCAAAGCACGGAGTACTGAAACAAGTTGTTCCTGGTATTCACAAGTTAAAGAGCAAATATGAATTTCTATGGGACCAGAAAAGCCCAGAAGGTTATTTAAAGATTATGGCAGTGTTACAGAAGTATATCGACCAAGGTATATCAGTGAACACAAGTTATAATCCAGTACATTTTGAAGATGAAAAGATACCAATGTCTGTGATGTTGCAACATCTTATTATGTTTTATAAGTATGGTGGTAAGCAATTGTATTACTTTAATACATTTGACGGTCAAGGTGAAATAAGTCTTGATGGTAACTTAATGGACAAAAATGAAGAACTACCAATGGGCTCTCTAATAGATGATGAAGACTGTGATGGTTGTACAATATAGAAGAAAATGAATAATAAATTTTATGACAATGAAGTAGAGATTACTTGCACAAATAATGGCAGGACTGTTACTGCTGAAATTGATAATTTCAGATTGGAAGAATCACTAAACGCATTTATTGTTTCTAATAAGATTCACATGCGTTGGAATGGTAGAGTGTATGTTGGAGGTTTTTCTGAACTTGAATTTACTACTAAAGGTCCAAAGTACTTAGGAAAAAAATGAAATGACTGTTTTTAACGCAAAAAACAAACAAGACCACACGACTGCAAAAGCATTCTTAGACCCATCGGGTGGCGTAGCAATTCAACGTTTTGATACATTAAAGTATAAACAGTTTGATAAACTCACTGATAAGCAGTTAGGTTTCTTTTGGAGACCAGAAGAAGTAGACATTCATAAAGATGCTAATGATTTCAAACTTCTTACAGAACATGAACGCCACGTATTCACAAGTAATTTAAAAAGACAAATCTTGTTAGATAGTGTTCAAGGTCGTGCCCCTAGTGAAGCATTTGGACCACTTATTAGTATTCCAGAACTAGAAGCGTGGACAACAACGTGGACATTCAGTGAAACAATTCACTCACGCAGTTACACTCATATTATTCGTAACGTGTATGCTAATCCTAGTGAAATCTTTGAAGACATCATGGATATCAAAGAGATTGTAGATTGTGCTGACGATATCAGTAAAAACTATGACGAACTGATTGACCTTACATTAAAGTATAAATTATTAGGTGAAGGGAAACATACAGTTAATGGTAAGAAAGTTGTAGTTGACCTGTATGAACTTAAAAAATCACTCTATAAGACTCTTATGAGTGTAAATATTTTAGAAGGTGTTCGTTTCTACGTATCATTTGCTTGTAGTTGGGCGTTTGCAGAACTTAAAAAGATGGAAGGCAATGCGAAGATTATTAAACTAATTGCACGTGATGAGAATTTACACTTGGCATCTACTCAATCACTTCTAAAGATTTTACCTAAAGATGACAAAGATTATATTAAAATTGCAAAAGAAACGGAAGAAGAATGTATTCAGATGTTTGTTGATGCAGTTGAACAAGAAAAAGAATGGGCTGATTATCTATTTAAAGATGGCTCAATGATTGGACTAAATGCACAATTACTAAGTGATTATATTGAATGGATTTGTTGTAAACGTATGATTGGCGTTAATTTAAAATGTCCATTTGTTGTTCCGCAAATGAATCCTCTACCTTGGACTCAGAAATGGATTGCAGGTGGTGATGTTCAAGTCGCACCACAAGAAACAGAAATAACATCTTATATCACGGGCGGAGTAAAACAAGATGTATCCGAAGATACTTTTGGAGGACTAACACTATGATTGAATTAGATTCTATTGGTACAGTAGATTATGAAGTAAAAGATTTTGTTGCGTTGGTACCCCACAATGATGCACATTTTTGTTTGGTACCAAGAAACGTTGACCAGAAAAGTATTTTAAAATTGCAGAAGATTATGATGGATATTGGAAATGCTAACGTATCGAATGGAGTATGTGAGCAGTATCATACGATAATGAAATTTATCAATGACTATCCAATCGTAGAAATACATTTAACTAAGGAGAAAGATATGACTAAGATGGGCACAGAGTTCCAAACATGGATACAAAGTATCTGGATGG